CGTCCATGTCAAATGTTGGTTGTGTCATACATCACCTCTTTCCTCTTAGGGTAGATGTGACACAGAATTCTGAACACTACCTGTTACTACGAGCTTTTGTGCGACGGATTCCACCACATCAAACTCTACGTGATCAGGTAAATCTTCAAGAAATGGGCACTAAGCCGAAAACTGCCCCTTATACACATATGAGCCCCAAAAATCTGGAGGAAATGAGCTCATGTGGAAAAAGTGTCTTTTGTGGATCCTGCGAGTGTTGCGTCTGATCGATATACTGATCTGGATTATGAACCAGTTCGATGAGAGCTAGTGAAGAAGCCCGCCAATTGGCGGGCTGTTAGAGAAAACATTGATGGTGCTCCTCAATTTAGGTTGATCAACCATTTTTCATGCGAATCACGGAGTAGGCGGCGCCCTTAAAGGCATCCAACTCGACATTCACCAAAATAGTTGCTCAATTTTTTCCCTATCATCATCTTCTAACGCCACATCAATCGCGTCCTTTCGCTCCCAGCTATGGTCATAAATACCCTCAATGTGCGCGAGCGCATCGTTGGTCAGGGTGTACATCTCATCGGGCGTTAAGTAGTGGGTGACGTTGTTCTCTCCGCGAAATTTCATCACTTGATCAGTGGCGCCTTGATCTATGGCCGCTTCCGCTTTGGCCCGTAAGCCCAGCAGGTTGACTTGGTCCTGCGGGCGAGTTTGCACTACATCGGTTTCGCCGTTGAAGTCGTACTCCAGGCCTGCAGCGAATGCAGCATCACGGGCGGCATCTATCTCGGCGCGCTTCTGTTCAGCGAGGCCGTCGAGTGAGATAGGGGGCGGGTCAGTGAGTACAGGATAGCCGCTTTCATCTGCCGTTATGCGTTTGTGGCCTTGGCCTGCGAGCAGCTTCTGGTGGTACTCGTCACTAATTTCGACTGCGTCGCCGGGCAGTGTGCAATCAGGGTTCGGCACGTCGATCATCGGCGGTTCAACGGAGTCGTCGCGCACCTCAATCAATGGCGCGGCGCCTTCGCCTTGGTGGTCAGGATCGGGCACTTCGATCATTGGCCACTTAAAATCAGGGTCTGGCACATTTAGAGTGGGGGAACCATTGACGGTATCAACGAAGAAGCCGTTTTCAGAGGCGCTATAATAATATTGCATGTTGATTTCCTTGGATTTAGTAGCCAAGTGCCATCCAGCCGACTGTTACAGGGGTGGTGTTTCCCATAATGCTATTGTTGATCCCCGCTGAACCAGAGTAGATTGCCAGATTACCGCCAGACCTGTTTCTAGCCGTTGGTTGTGCGAAAAAGAATTTGTCATCTGACTCGACTAAGTGGGTCGGCATGAATGCAACACACGTACTGGGAAACTGAATATTAAACGTCACGTTTAATGTTGACTGAGAGTAGTTATTCACTTGACCCCACTGCAATATCAGTCCACCGGGTAATGGTTGCCAGCCGTTCGCTGCCAGACTGTTAGCAAAATCACCAATCCGTATAACACTACTATCAACACTCAGTGTTCGGTTTCCCGATAAATTACCGCCCCCGCTGAGGCCGGTGCCGGTATTAATGGCACGGGAGGTGCGCACTACTGAGCTATCGACGCTTAGTGTTCTATTGGCTGATAAATTTCCTCCGCCGCTGAGGCCACCACCAGCCGTGATCGTGCGGGCGGGCTGAACAGCGCTGTCAGCTCGGCTTAGGCTGGTGATAGTGGCGTTATCCAGCGATAGCGTGCGGTTAGCGCTTAAGTTGCCGCCCCCGTTGAGGCCAGTACCGGTACTGATCTGGCGGCTCTGCTGGACAAAACGGTCATCGTTCTGAGTGTTCGTGCGGAACGAGTTGCCACCGGTCCCTGCTGCGCGGGTTGCCATCGTGCCCAGGCCCAAATTACTCCGGGCAGTGCCTGCATTGGTGAGGTCGCCCAGATTCTGCCCGCGACGTGCATATCTCTCGTCGTGATCGCCGCTTGAGCGGTGCTGAGTCAGGGTCTGCGCGACCGTGGAGATCGCGTTGCCGAGTGTATCGAGCAATGGCTTGAGGATTTTCGGGGTGATGAATTTCCGCTCGCTTTCCCCCGCCTCGGTTTCCGCTGCCGTGGCGGCACGCTCATCGACGTGAACCTCCACCCAGGCGCGAGAGGCCGTCACGATACTCGGATCGATCTTCAGCTCGATATGGTCGATATGCGAGGTGATAAGGCGCATCCGAACCGTCTGATCGCGCGTCGAGCCTTGCGGCAACTGTGGCTTGTAGGAGGGTGGGCAGTTCGCGGCGGCCACGAAGTGACCATCCTCATCCTCGGCGCCCAGCTCTCGGATCCACCAGCCGCCGATTTCAGGCGGAATGACCATTTCGACGATTAATATGCCAGGGTTGTCGGGGTCCTGATAGAGATGATTGATGGGCGCACGGTATACCTCGTTAACCAGGCCGGTGGCGTGTGGGTCCGGCGTCGGCAGCCTGCCGCCGCCATCTCCCAACAGCAGGTGGGTGATGCGCCATGTACGGTTTTGCGCTACCGCATTGTCGCGGCGGTTGATGCCCATTTGGGTAAGAAAGCCGCCAAACTGGGTGTTGGCATCCACATCAGCCATGGATAGAAACCTCCATAATGTCATGGTCAGAAGAATGAATGGCGTGCCGGTTGGGCATGGCCACATCCATGTTGGAGGATTGCCACGGCCACACATCGAGCAGGTCGCCATCGTGGGTGATCACACCGCCGAATAGCGCAAGATCGGTGCTTATCTCCACCGACAGCCCTGCTAGTGGCCTCGTCAGCGGTCGGGCGTTGTCGATCAACCGATCAAGCTCCCAATACGTCTCCTCATCGATGCCGTGGTCCTCGACGCCGATACGCAGCGCGAACGTGCCGCGCGGCCCCGGCGGTTTTTCCTGCCACCACTCCACCACATCAATCACGTAGCCGAACGGTTCTACTACCCGCTTGAGCGCGCCCAGCGTCCCCTTATGCGCATGGATGTAGAACGAATCAGCGATCACCTGGCGTTTTGTCTGTTCACTCCATGCCGCGTCCCAGCGGTCAATTGAGCAGCTCCAGGCGAGATGGGGCAGCAGGCGTGCCGGGCAGCGCCACGGGTCGATCAAATCGCGCAGCGGGATCGGCACGCGCTGTATCTCGGCCAGCGCCTCAGCGGCGGCACGCTCCAAAGGTGTCGCGTTGGGTGGCAGCAGGGGGCGTCGATCATCCGTCGGCATAGCCACCTCCCAATGCGATCTTTACACCTGTGCAGCGGGCGGCCTGGGTGGGCAAGGTCAGGACATGCTCGGCGGGCTGGGTCAGCTCGACGTGCATCACGCCGGGGGCATGCATTGCGGCTTTGATCGCGTCGCGGTAGACGGAAACGCCTAGCGGCCGCCCCAGGCGGTGATGCATCTGCACGAACTCGGCGGTGAGGCGGTGGGCTTCGTTCAGTGTCAGCTCGGCGGTGGGGCTGGCATCGTCATAGAGGTGCAGCACAGCATCAATCTCATACTCAACGATGTCAGCCGACTGCACCGTCAGCCGGTCGCCGATGATGCGGGGGCCGTCGTCGTTGAGCAGCCGCGTTTCGACAACCTCAAGCAGCTCGGTGCTAGCCACGCCGTCGCCTTTGTGGCTTAGCACCACCACCAGCGCTTCAGCAGGCGCGGGGCTTAGGGCGCGCACGTCACGCACCCGGCCATCGGCACTACGCGCAGCGTGCTCGTAGCCTTGGCGCGTGCCCGGTGACAGGCCCTCCCAGGCTTCTTGCGCGCGAATACGTAAAGCAGCATCGCTTTCCAGCGTCGGTGGCACCGGCGGCGTGGCCGCCGGGTCGCCGGGGTCAATCACCAAACGCCCTGTGCTCATCAGTGCCGCCACGTTATCCAAGTCTGCCCCCACGGCGTAGGGCAGCAGCACCGCGCGGGCCGCTTCGTTGATACGTTGGCGTAGCAGCAGCTCCCGGTAAGCGTTTTCTTGCAGCAGCTTGGCTGTTGGCTCAGATTCCAGCGCCAATAGCTCGGTGATGGTGTAATCCCCCCATTTTACGAAGCAGCTATTCGTAGAAACTTAAGCTGTCATCAG